GGGAAGCAGGGCAGAACGGACACATCGGATAGCTGTGCAGTACAACAGTACAAACATTGCTACAGAGCTGGGATAGAACGTCCACTAATGTCCGCTTCTAGTTTGCTGTTCGCTGCAAAGAACAGCCCTCTACGCATAGGTACCTGTGCGCGCGTGTTCCCTCTGCTGATCACGTGAGGCTGCTCGTTGGAGTAATAGCCTGCCCATATGAGCGCACGCCACTATGCCCTGTGTGTATAGTCCCCCTCCACAAACCAGGGCATATCGCACATTATCCATGGATATCAAGGCAGATCGCACGTTCTACCTACATATCATAGGCAGGCGGCCCATGTCACCCCACATCAGCCCAGAGTCGGACACAGTGGACACCGCGAACCAGGGCGTAGCACCACACATCTCCCACGGTGGGGCACATCGGACACATCGCCTCATGTCACATGGTGTCGGCACACGTCGGACCCGGGGGTTTTAACTGGGAGCGGACACTGGTTGTGTGAGACCCCAGACAATTTTGTCATAAAACTTGACGGGGACAGGAGTACTAGATGTCACTCTGTGTAGACCAAGACGCCAGTCCATCGTCACACTCCGAAGTAGTTTGGCAAAGTTTTGGCAACGACACCCTGTGGGGCGCCAATATGGCCCTCATACTACTAGTAGACACAATGAACCTGCGAAGCGGTTCGCTGAACGAGCAACAAGAGGGATGCGCAACCAGCCGACCCACAGGGAGGCTGGAACAGGCGCCTACAGTCTTAAGACGATGGGCAGGCCCCTGGAGGGGCTGCCTACCCTGGTACCCATCCGTTCCCGGAACCTCCCCCGCTCCAGGACACCGACCCCCAGGGAGGGGGCCGTAACAGTCAAGCACCAGTCCAAAGGGGAGTCAAGTGGCTAGACCAGTTAACAGGACCACTCGGGAGAAGAAGGACACGATCCTCACTTACCTGAGGAAAGGGATCCCGTTGGCCAAGGCCCTGTCGGACCTTGGCATCACCAAACAAGCTGTCCAGTACTACAAAGAGTCTGACAAGCAGTTCCGTGAGGACTACAAGCGACTGAGTCTCATGGAGTCGGCAGACTCATCCATTGGCAAAATTGAACTCCCCGACTTCCCTGAGTTCTGTGAGAAGTACCTGGACACCAAGCTGTTCAATCATCAGCTTCAGTGGTACGACGTCCTCGAGGGACGTCCTCCCCGTAACCTTCATGAGAACCAGGTGTTCAAACAGGGTGACCCTGGAATGCTCATCGTGAACACACCGCCCGAGCATGCCAAGTCCACGACGATCACCGTGAACTACGTTACATACCGAGTTTGCCAGGACCCGAACATCCGAGTGATCATCGTGTCCCAGACTCAGGAGATGGCCAAGCGGTTCCTTCGGGCGATCAAGGATCGCCTGGCGGGAGTGAACCCGTCGTACCGCAAGCTCCAAGCCGACTTCGCTCCGGACGGTGGCTTCGATGCCAACTCGGCATCCTGGACCGCTGACAGTATCTACGTGAACGCGGAAGCCCGAGACTCTGGCGAGGCGACGCCTACCGTGCAGGCTCTGGGTATGACCGGTCAGATCTACGGCAACCGTGCTGACCTGATCATCCTCGATGACACAGTGACGGGAAAGAACGCCCATGAGTTCGAGAAGCAGATCGACTGGATCCAGCGAGAGGTCATCAACCGACTCAGCTATCCGGGTGGAACCCTACTCCTTGTGGGAACGCGCCTCGCCCCTGTGGAGCTTTACTCCGAGATCCAAAAGCCTGAGTGGTACGGCCAGGACGAGGAGTCTCCTTGGACTTACCTCACCCAACCTGCGGTCCTTGAGTTTGCCGAATCTCCGGACGACTGGACTGTTCTCGCACCCTGGACCAACCGACCCCCGGTCTCGCTCGGAGCAAGACGACTGGTGGAGGCAGGGCCGGACGGACTCTTCCCCTGGCACTCAGGCAAGGCCCTAGCCAGGCGTCGAGCCACCAGCTCGGCCCAGAACTGGAAGATGGTCTATCAGCAAGAACAGGTGGTCGAGGATGCGATCTTCCCAGCGAACAAGGTCGCTGCCAGCATCGATGGGATGCGAGCTGCCGGACTCATGTCACCAGGTGCTCCCGGTCACCGGACCCACGGCATGGATGGTCTGTACGTTGTCGGAGGTTTCGACCCGGCTATCACTGGCCACGCTGCTGCGGTCGTACTCGGGGTGGATCGCATGTCCGGCATGCGATACGTACTGGACGTCTGGACCGCACCCAATCAGAAGCCAGACGACCTCTTCGACAAGCTGAAGGACTGGACCGTCAAGTACCACATGCACGAGTGGGTCATCGAGAAGAACGCGATGAACCTGATGGTCACGCAGAACCGTGACCTGAGAAACTTCCTCGGTAGCCGTGGCACGATCCTGAAGGAACACTTCACCGGAGCCAACAAGAACGACATCGACTTCGGTGTGGCCTCCATGTCCATGCTGTTCGATGGAGCGCTCGAGGACCGGGGCCTCATCAGGCTTCCCAGCCGCTCACAGCAAGAGGGCGTCAAGTCCCTCGTCGAGCAGCTCACCACATGGTTCCCGCAGTCCAAGGCCAAGCAGGACACGGTCATGGCGCTGTGGTTCGCTGAGACCCGGGCACGCGAGATCGTCAACGACATCGAGTCTGTGTTCCACCTCAGCAACGAGTACCAGTCTCCTCGCGACCGCGAGAAGCAGACAACCATCGATCTGGATTACCTCTCGCAGACCGCCGCTTACGGCGGCGGTGGAGAGTTCTGGAACTGACCCAAGGAGGGTACTAAGTCATGGTAGACCTTTGGATGCCTGGAGCTTCTAGGCATGACCTGGGGAACCACGGTGCGATGTCAGGAGGACCGGCGCGAGCGACATGGCATATCACTTCGAATGCGAACGATCACACGTTCGCCAACGAGTTCGGCTGGTTCACCGGTGGCGGCGCCGACGTGGCGCCCCACATCCTCTGGGACCCTTTCACGGGACAGATCGCCCAGTTCTTCCCCGCCGACTCCCGCAGCCTCTCGCTCCAGAATGATGGAGCGGTGCGGACCAACCGCACCGGCAAGTACAACATCCAGATCGAGATCGTCTTCACGGCGGGCGAGAGTGTGAACGGTAAGGTGTACCACACCGTCGCCGAAACTCCCCGCAAGGGCCTGGGGACCATCGTGGCATGGCTGCGGTCCCTGGGTATTCCGGATGTCTGGCCTGGCGGCGAGCCGGTCAGCTTTACTCGCGATACTGTCTCTGAAGCTACCTGGCAGGGCAAGGGTGGGCACTACGGGCACAACCAGGTTCCTGGCAACTCCCATGTCGACCCCGGTCCGCTCGGAGACATCTTCGGTGCCAAGCCTGCCCCTGTCCCCGTTCCGCACTACGCGGCCTTCCCTGGGGACAAGTATTTTTTCTACGGTCGGACCTCCAAGCTTGTCACCGAGCTTGGCAAGGCCCTGGTTCGATCTGGCTACAAGGGATACAAGGTTGGACCGTCCCCGGTCTTTGGCCCGGGTGACCGCAAGGGGATCCAGTGGTTCCAGTCCAACCATAAGGAACTGGCCGGAGATGCCGATGGGCATCTCGGTCCTCTCACGTGGAAGCTACTCAAGGTGGCTCCGCCCAAGTGATCTAAGGAGGTGACATGGCTAGTCTCGAAAGTATCTTCAACCGTGTCGAGGCACTACGCCGTGCCGCCGCTGATCGTGACCAGAGGCACCGGGACGTCCATGACGTCCGGTCAGGTGACATCGACACTGTCATCCCGGGATCAATGCCCGAAGCCTGGCCTAAGCCGATCGTGGCGAACCTGATCGACACTAGTGCTCGTGACCTTGCAGAGGTCATGGGCACGATGCCCAGCGTGAACAGCACGACCGGCATCACTACCACCGATAAGGCCAAGAAGTTCGGCGGCAAGAAGACTAAGATCGCGAACTACTACCTCCAGTCGTCCGGCCTCCCGGCCGGGCGCCAGGTAGAGCTTGCTGATCATTACACCACGTACGGTCTGGCGATCTACTCGGTCGAGCCGGACTTCGAGGAGAAGCGTCCTCACATCCGGGTTGAGAACCCGATGGGCGTCTATCCGGACTGCGACATGTTCGGTCGGCTCAAGAGCTACACCAAGGTGTGGCGGGAGGAAGCCATTCACCTGGCCTCCAAGTTCCCCGAGCTGATCCGGCATCTCCAGACCAATGCGGTCGGAGAGACCG